CCTCCCTATACTCCCCCCGTATAGACTCCGCCTCCTCTAGGGTAAACTTGCGCTTGGCATAGCCCCCACCTCTACGGTCTTTCCTGTCGTATATATTAACGCTCATTCTCTAATCTTTCTATCTCAAACTTGAGATGGTTAATAGTCTTTTTAATATCCTCTATATGCTTTGCTTTGTTATCCATACCTTGCTCTACCTTCTTACCTGCTCTCAATAAATATGTAACAGCAGTTCCTATGTTGTATGATAAGTTCCAATCCTCAACAACCTTACGAGCTTCATATCCATACACAGAACCAATGTAGTAGTCAGGTATGTTTCTTTCTTCTGTCGTTTCCTTAAACAACTTGTCGTTCACTCTCTTTAACTCCTCAGCAGTAGCTTCTTTAACATTCATATTCCTTGTGTATTCGTAGTAGTATTTAGATTTCATTATTAAAATATTTGTCTATGGTTTCTTTACAATGGTCAAAGCCCTTACAGCAGACAGCGTAGTAGCCTCTATCTAAAGCGTTCTGAATGAATAACTTCTGCTCCTTTGATGGATAAGACTTCTTGTCTTTTTTTAGCTCTATAAACAAACCGTTGTACTTCTCGTTTGGCTCGAATATAAGTAGATCTGATACTCCTCTCAAATATCCTGTACGCTTTGCTTTGAGCCTTTGTGAGTAGTGTCTTTGAAACTGACCACCCATTGTTGCAGTAAGTAGCGCATTTGGATATTGCATCTTGACATATTCTACGATAGCTATCTGTACTCGCTCTTCTGTTAGCTTGGGATTGTTTGCCATCTTCTATTTGTTTAATTCTTTTCTCGTAATCTGCGCAAGTCTTTTTAAGAATATCCATTCTAAGTTCAATATCGCTAATGTCGTTTCGCAAATCATTGAGTGCGAATATAAGATATAAAATAGAAATAAGCAAGAGAATTATTATTGTCGTCTGCATAATGTTATAGTTTTGATATTTGACTATCGTCTACTATCATATCACAGCCAATGCAATAGCTCTCTGAGTTTTCTATGCAGTCCGATGTATAGACCTTGCTGTTGCACCAATTACAGTTGCCAACGTGGGATAGTAGATTATCATCTTCATAAGAATAATCATCGTATGAATAAGGCTTGTCGCCAACTAGATTGCCATTGATATAGGCATATCCCATGCTATCATAGGATTCTGTATATGTAATCCTGTCTGTAAACTTAGACTTCTTTTTCTTTCTAGGCTTCCAATTAGACAACTCACCCCAAGATGGTGTTTGTGATTTATGAACATATAGATTACACCCTAGCAAATCTATAAGTGATGAAATCATATTACAGCAGTTGGTAGCATCTGCAACATCTACAACCTCTTTGTCTGTGTGTGGAGCGTAATAGCCGCTAGACATATTAGCCACACATACATCTAAGCCGTTGAGTTTGAGTTGATATACATCTGTCAATGCACCTGATGTTTCTGCATAGCCGTGCTTGTGAAGTGTAGATGAAATCTTCTGCGAGAACTCCTCGCTAAACAACTGAACATTGTATATGTTGTTTACAAAGTCTTTGTTGCCACGTCTGTCTGATTGAAAGCAGTAGCCTACATCTTTGAAGAAATCCATATCGGCAGCAGAACTACCTACACAACCTATCTCCTCGCTGTGAAAGAAAGCACACTTGACAACATCTTTGTCCAATAGCATCTGTAAGCCAATCCATACACCTACCTTGTCATCGCCACCTATACCTACTTGTGTTTCTGTGTCGTTGCTAAAAGCAAACAGAACGCCATCTCTCTCGTACACACCGAAGTCTGCGTATATGTTGTGTACTGTATCTGTGTGAGATACAATGCAAGGATAGTAGTCAGCAGTACCTTTGGTAACATAGACATTGTTGTCTTTGACCTCGATGGTAGCTTGAGGTACATTGTCCTTGACGAATTGTTGTATGTAGGCAATCATTAAATCTTCTTGCCCTGAGTAAGATTGCACCGATAAGGTGTCGATAAGTAATTGTTTGTAATTCATATAGTTTTGTTTTTGTTTGGTTAATACTCTGCAAAGATACAACTTTTTTTTGGAATACCAAAATTATTTTAATCTTTTTGCTTTGTTTATTGTTTCTCCTATAAGGTTTTGGTTAACCCTATCCTTCTCATAATCAGTAAGCTGTTGTTGTTGTCTTTTAAGATTAGCTTTAGTTTTGTGTTCCTTTAGCCATATATTCCAATTACGAACATTAACAAAGCCTCCGCTATCAGAATGTCTTATACCTTGCTCAAAAGCAAACATAACCTCTTCCATCTCCATACTACCGTAGAACCTAGAAAGGTCATCAACTAGCAGTTTCGACATCATAACTATCTGTTCGGCATCAGGCTTCTGCCCTAGCATTAAATAGCACTTACTTAATATATCTACGCAGTCTAAATTTAGCTGCTCTCTCTCATTGGCAAATCTATACCAAACCTGTTTTGTTTTATCTATCATATTATCATATTGTTTCTACTAGCCATTCTTCTCATATCTGCTTTGTCGTAACAGACAAAACCTGTAATCATATAGTACATATTGTACTCATTGATTTTTCTATGCTTTAGCGTAGCGTTGTTTCGCATATCTTTAATGTACTTCTTAGTGTACTCACTTGCTGTTCTTCTGTTTTTGTTATCCATTGTTAATCTGTTGTCTTGCCTGTTGCCAAGATGTTAATACTTGTTTAGGTTGTGATACTTTTTGTTGTTGGGTAGTATTCTTTTCCCAAGTTCTAATAGATGCCTTCCAATCTTTCATAGGATTTTTACCTACCTTCCAACCATTACTTTCGTAATAATCAAAAAACTTTCTACAATCTACATTGTTTTCTCTTTCAGAACAATAGTTAAAAATATCTTCGATTGTTGGCTTTACAAACCTCTTAACCTTAGCTTTAGCCTTTACTATATCTTTATCCTTATCTTTATTATTAAGGGTACTTTGTACCCCTTGTGAACCCTTCATATACCCTTCAAGATTATATTTCTCAAGAAGTGCAATTACTGATTTATGCACATTAGAATTTGGATTCAATTCGCCATATTGGAAATCAATAAAGTCAGGAATAAACCACTTATCGCCATTGTCAAAAATAACTATCTTGTCAAGAAATGCCTGTGGCAACATATCGTATATTAGTTCTTCTCCTACTCTTATAGAAGCCACCTCTATGTCCACATCCCATATTCCTGCGTGATTGCAGTCATCTAATATGTAGAACCATAATAGCTTGTGTTGTGGCTTTAACTCTCTTAAAAAGCGTTTCTTCCACTTATCTGTATCTGTCATTCTTTTTGCCATAGTCTTAATATAAGTTATCAGTTAATAATTCGTAAACTAAATCTGTATCTTCGTTTAGTTCATCTAGTTCTTCATCAGATAAATCTCTACCATCGTACTCTGCACTTGCGATAAAAGCATCGCAGTAGTCGGGATAATCTCTGTGGTCGATGCCCTCAAAAGTTACATCGGTAAATAGTTTGTAATCAAATTTGCTTGTCATAATGTTTTAGTTTTTTGTTTTATGATTATCATCTATATCAATAATAGAATGTGTGTATGGACATAAGTCCTTAATCTTGCGTATATTGGCTCTTATCTCCTTTCTAATGGATTCAATCTCGGTTTTGGTGCTATCTATGCCGAGAGATGCGTTGAGGGCAGCATTGGCTTCTAATAGCTTATCCACCCTCGACACATACTTTCTTTTAGTATTCGATTTCACAATCAAATGCTTTTATTAGCATTCTTACCTTAAAAGGGTAAGTCTGACTCATTTACAGTTTCAGCAGGTTTCTCTGTCTTTGCACCACCGACATTGATTGCCCAAGCTAATATGTTGTTGTAGTAGTTGCCTTCATACAGACGCCCTCTGATGTCTATCTTACAGGTAAGTTCAGACCCAACAGGAATACTATCCATCTTTTCTATGTTGTCTTTTACTACCTCCATCTTAATAGACTGAGGATAATCACCGCCTGTATTTACTACAAACTCTTTCTTTTTAAATCCGCTAGAAAATACCTTTGTATCAAACTTAGCTTCTAAAGTTCCTTTAATTTCCATAATAGTTAAAATTGTTTTGATTACTAATTGCTGTTAACTCATTTTTAATTTCTGATAATCTATCATCTATAAGAAGTTTATCTCTTAATAAAGTGTCCATCTCGTCTTTTATATTGATAAATGTTACTTCATCAAAGACCATATCTCTAACTTTAATATACCTTCTTATTTCGTTTTTATCAAAAGTTAAAAAGTCTGCTAATTTCTTTTCGTGAAATATTACTGTTGCGTGGTCTTGATTAAACTTCCTGCCTATTGACTTGTAAGTTTGGTCAAAATGTTTTCTAGCCATATAGTAAAACATTCTTCTAGCCCCAACAACTTCTGCTCTCCTAGTGTCGGAGTGCAATTCTTTTTCTGTTACATTATAATACTTGCAAACAGCTTTCTTTAAAATCTCTTCTCTATAACTTGTCATCTTGATTTATCATATTTAATAGTTCAACATCTCCAAGTTCTTGACTCTTAAACTCTTCGGCATCAGCTAGTAGCTGTAAGTGCTTGAGCCTGAGCATTGTAGGGTTTTGCAGATACTTATCTACGCTTGTTCCCTTCAAGCCTGTTACTTCGCTAAACCTACGCTTAGTCATTCCTGTTACTCTCACTAATTTGTGAAATTCATTATTCGCTATCTTTGTCATAATTATTTATATTCTACGATTTCTAATTCTATTCCAAACTCTACCTTGTAGGTTTCTTTTATCCTTTCATTAGGCTCTTTCATATACATATCTATGAAAGATTTTAATATTCCTATCGGCTTCTTGCCATCAGAAAGTTTGCCTATCTGATTTCTTGTGATTGAGAGTATTGCACCCTCTTTAGTCATTGCGTGTTTTTTTATTGCCATCTCTTTGTGATTTTATTAAATTGTTCTCTAGGGTCTTTTGGTATGTAATCTTCCCTTAGCTTACCGATTAACTCGTATGCTTCTTGATAGGTTAAGTGTAAAAGACCGTTTTCTATATCTCTAATGTCATCTTGTTCGTAGGGAACGCTTGTTAGCAAACCCTCAATAACTGCTATCTGTGCGTTACTGATAGGTTCACTAGCAAGTATTTCATCTATCCAATCCATTAATCAGCCATTTCATCTTGACCATAAACTCCTTGCTCATAGAATCCTGTAAGCATTAGTACTGCTCTTGACTTGGCACGTTTCTCTGCCATAGCCACAGGAAACTTACCTGCAAGACCCACAGTATTTTCTTTAGAACATTCTCCAAAAGATTCTACTCTACGTTGGCCATCTGACATTTCTGCAACACATCTAAGCACAACCCAATCTCTCTCCATAATGATTAGCCCATAGGAAACTTTGATTCCTCTGTTGCTGATAATCTTGTCAATTCCTGTTCGTGTAATAATAACAAACCCTCGCTTGTCTTTATACACATCTTCTTGTACTAGACCATTCTCTGTGAATAGTCTGCGTAAACTTTCTTTCTTAGTTTCTGTTTTAATTTCTGACATAATAATATTTATTAAAGGTTTGATATTTGTTTTTGTGTTTTCAATAGTAGTTCTATTGATTCTTGATATGCAACAGCTCTACCTCTGTAAAACTCTGACCCAATAACATTGTTGCTTTGAATCATAAAAACTTCTTTTTCTTCTGAATCTTTTAGTTGATTCAGGTAAAGTAATCTAAGCGACTCTAGTCTGTGATTTATATCACCTAGCATTACCTTTTGAACTTTGATTTCTGACATAATAGTTTTGTTTGATTAATACTTCGGCAAAGGTACGAAATATTTTCTAACTACCAAACAAAAATAGAAAAAAATGTAAAAAATTATGCTGTACTAGAGTGTACTTGTGTGGATTATTTTACTTCCTAAGTCCATAGGAATGAATAAAGCAGTCTTACCGCCATCAAGAACAACACCACAGCCCAATGTAGGCTTCTTAGGAAAGTTCTTGCCATAGCTAAATGCCATAGCATCTACATCAATACCGCAACCGACATTCATTCCGAATATCAAATCGTTACGAGATGCCATATAGTTTACA